AATACTTGTGTATTGTTCCGATGTTAAGTCAATGATGTTGCCGTTTCTGTCAACTATCCACCAGTGATAGATTTCTCCATCAAATCCTCGGTGCATATGCATTGCCTTGGGGCCAAAGAGTTTGTATAAACATCCGGCTGCGGTATGGCAATGACCAAAGGTTGGATTGCGAGAGTTGCGTTCTCGCCATTTCTTGGCAATCAAATCTGGTGTCAAGTTCTTTCGTATAAGCTTGGAGACCAAATCTAGGTTTTCATCGTTATATTCTAACATAGTATTATTATATCACCTTTCCTCAATAAAGCAAGCTTATTAGGAATACTTTAGCATCATTACCGTAAACACCACTTGACATGTGATATCATAGCGGTGTTGATGTTTGAATATATTAATGTAGGTATTTCCTAAAGGATTGGATGGTTGAAAGTTCTTCTAAGGCTTCTTCAATGTCCTCTTCATCTTCTTCTCCATCTCCTTCAAAGTTTTCTACATCATCGTCATATGATAGAAGCATGTCTTGGGTTACATCATTTACGGTATTATTATAGTGCCCTATAATCTTTTCTCTAGGTTGGAATACCGATAATATGTCTTGAACAAATAACTTGGCAGAAACATTGTCTATCAATTCTAGTGGTAACCAAGGACACATTAACATGACAGCTTTACCGGTTGGTAATCGTTTAAACATCAATGACATAGGGTTAGTTAACAATACTGTACCTTCACCTTCATCTTCTTGATAATTAGCAATGATATCTTCACCATTTTGTAATCTAACTATTTTAATGTTATCCATTTTTAATCTCTATGTTATATAGCTTGTAGCTAAATTTTTCATCATCATATAATTTCAATCTTTCAATAAGATGTTTTAATGTATAATTTGTGTGTTTACCAATTCTAAAGTCATCAGATATATCAAACAAAACTGCTTCTTCTTTATCATCACCTAATCTTAATCCTCGGCCTATTGATTGAAGATTACGAATTTTAGATTTAGATGGGCTTGCAAATATAATATTATGTAGGTTACGAATATTTATCCCTGTAGAAAAAGTTCCGTAACTAGCTACTATAATAGCATCTTTTTCCTTTTCAGTAATTGCACGAACTGATTCCCGAACCTCAACTTCAGTACCACCAAAAACAAAAAACACATGCCTATTTTTTGCGTGTTCTTTAATGAGGGCATGTAAATCTTTACCATGTTTTTCTACAAGTTGAAACAATACCAATGTATTACCTTTAAGTGATAATACCAAGTTTTTAATAAAATCATTTCTTGGTTTGCTCTTAACTATATATTCTATCTCAGAATTATAGTCCCAATCTTTAGATTGTTTACAAACAGTTTCATCATACTTTAACACTAAGCATTTAATTTTAAATGATGCAAGCTGTTTTTTATCCATTAATTCTGAAGTAGATGTTGCTTGATACACAGGCCCAAATAACCCTTCTAGTACAAGGCGATGAGTTTGACTTCCATCTAAAGTACCAGTGCAACCTATACGATATTTGGTATTAGTTGTACCAGTCATAATGGTTGTTAATGATTTAGCTTTAAATTGATGTGCTTCATCACCAAGAACAAAATCATACTGTTCAAAGTATTCTGGTGGATTTTTATATATGGATTGCCAAGTTGTAATTGTCAGAAATTTGTCAGTAACTTTATCTTTACCAGCGTACTGTCTATGACAATGTTGTTCTGAATCATAACCGTAAGACTTAAAATCCGTATACATTTGTTCAACCAAAGATGTGGTTGGAACAATTAACAATCCTTTTTTTTGTGTTTGCTGAATATACCTTAATATCAAATATAATATTAAAGATTTACCTGAAGCTGTTGGTGATAAAAGTAAAATTCTTTTATTACGAATTGCATGAACAAAAGATTTTAATTGATAATCACGAGGTTCAAATGGCAAACCAAGTGTCTGCATAAAGTCGTTGGCTTCTTTTAAAGAGTAATTGTCTGTGACTGTTATCTCAGAGTCAATCTCAATTTTGTAATCTCTATCTTTACAAAACTTTTCAATATAAGGAACCAATCCATGGTAAATTTCCATGGTTCTTAAATCAAGTAATCTTATTTTTCCATCCCAATATCTTGCTTTAAATGCAGGAGTATATTGATAACCTGGAACAAAAAAGCAAAAGTAATCAGAAAGTTCTTGTGCTACATTTCTTTCTGATATTACTTTGATAAAGGCTTCGTTAACCTTTTCTAATCTAATATCAATCATCAAACGCCTTGAATAAACCTTTCCCATTGGATAAAATCCCTCAACTGGAAAGTCCTACTATTTAATTCTTTAAGAATACTTTGACATATTTCAACGACTTCTTCGTATATAATTTTATTGGCCAAAGCCTTATTCAAATCTTCATCACTATCAAAATAGGTATTGATCTCTGATTTCAGTACAAACGGAAAAGGTTCCCAACCATAGTGTTTCAATTGATCATCATCTAACTTACCAGTATAATATTCCCATTTAATTTTTTTGATTTTATTGTATTTGAAATCGGCTTCTTTTGCCAATAGACGATGTTTAGAAAGTATAGTTAAATACTTACTGTGTAATTGCGGTATGTTTATTAGTTCTTTGCCTGGCTCTGTTCTGTCAATAACAGAATCTTTAGCCCACATATTTAATAATTCATCAGTTTTATTCATTATAAAGCCTCCTAATAGGAGTGTACACTATTTAAAACAGTTTGTCAACATCAAAATAGGCATATCTGAATGTAGCATCGGCAGTAATGATACTGTCCGGTCCATCAGCGGTTGATACTACGAAAGTGGAAAGTGATGTGGGAAAAACATCATAAAATTTAAATTTGTATATTGGATTATTAGCTGAAGATAGTATAGATAATGATGCATCTGAAAACTGAGGAGACAAATCTCCACGAGAATTAGCTATCTTGTTTAATTGAGGCAATCTTCTATATTCATCAAAGCTTTCAGGAAAAGTCATCGCACGAATCCAATCATGTATTTCTAACCAAGCTTTTAATTCTTCATCAACAAGAAAGGTAACATTTAATACATCATAAATTGCTTTTTCACCGGGTGAATACAAATCAACAAATGGTGTAGAGCGTTGAATTTCAGATAAAGAAATGCCTGGAACACTAACCGATTGGACAAAATATTGGACATTCGGTGTTCTTCCAAAGTTTAACTGAAACTTATTTGGATGAAGAAAATTAGGATTAGTTGGATTTGAGTATACTGTTGTCATGTATATATTTATAAGAAAAAAAAGAGGGACATTTCTGTCCCTCTTTTAAATTAGTCCTTTTTAATAATTATTATAGGACTAAACAACTTACATCAAGTTGTTGATACGGAATGCACGGTAGTAGTTGTTTGACTGTGCGGTCAAAGCGCCAAGACCTTGCGTTGTACCTTCTGCAAATGGGTTAGCAACCAGACCGTAACGAGTCTTGAAGCCAATCTTTGGTTGGAAAGTACCTGTATCAACTGCACGAACCATCTGAAGAGGAACGTATGGGCAGTAGAACAGACCAGCATCATATGCATTGGTACCTTTGTAACCAACAACTGCAAACTCAGCAGTTGACGATGTAGCAAAGTACGGATCAATATAAACCTTGATACGACCAAACATTGTACCAGCAAATGTGTTACCAGTGTCATCAACCGTCAGGTTAACTTGTGATTGCAATGCTGAGTTATAGTCAAGAATGCCAGCCATTGAAAGAGCAGATGCCACATCAGAAGATACGATGAGGACATTACCTTTTCCACGACGAGTTGTCTTGGCGATAGTGTTAGCTTCACGCTCAAACTGGAATGCCAAACCTTTAATTTTCTCAACCATCCAACGACCGTTTGAATCGGTGTCAAGGTCAAATGCACCAGCAGTAGTAGTACCAACTTGTGCGCCCAACTTAGCTGTTTGATAAATTGTACGAACAACTTCACGGTTGATTTCAGCAAGAATTTCTGTTGACAAGATGTTTGCCAATTCTGTTTCTGCATCCAGACCATGAACTGCTTTCAAGTCTTGTGCCAATTCAAGTGAGTATTCTGCCTTCAAAGCACGAGTCTTTGCAGTAACAGTAACCTTCTCAATCGTGAACGCCATTTCTTGGAATGTGTTACCAGTAGCGCCGTCGCCAAGAGCTTCGGCTGAACCTGTTGTCATAGCGCCGATTGGAGCAGCGTTGCCTGTAAACATTGCGGTTGGCAAACTACCGCCAGCAGCAAGAGCTACTTGAGCGCCACCACCGTTAGCACCAGCAAAACCGGTATTGGCTTCGTTAAAGAATGCTTCTGTACCGTTTTGACCAGCATACTTAGTACGCATTGCGAAAATCAAACCTGTAGGACCTGTCATTGGCTGAACGCCGCAGATATCATAAGCGATTAGATTAGGCAACGAACGGCGAACCAAGCTGATTAGGATTGGGTCGAAACCGGCAACAGGACCACCAGCAGCTGCGCCGCCACCGAAACCGCCTGTACCAGCGAAGTTGGTTGGTGAACCAGTTTCTTGCAACATGCCAGACTTTTGCATTTCTTGAGCTTGATTCTCAAGAACAACAGCTGTTACAGCACGCTTGTATGGGTCAGAAATTTTTGACATTTCTGGATGATCCAGAACGCCAGCCCATTTTGTTTGTAGTTCTTCTGAAAGATACATTGTTAATACTCCTTAGAATTAAATTTTATTAGTTTTAGAAATAGCATTCATTACGGCGGCTACATATGGATCAGCAGAGACCTGCTTTTTTTCCGAGCCGTCAGTTACTTCTTCGTGAAGTTGATTCACACTGGCTTTTTTAACACCAGATGGAAAATAGTTCTCACGGATTGTTTCAAGTTTTTCTTTGTATTCATCTTCTGAGGTAAACACAACACTCTCTGCGAGCGATTTAATTTTTTCAACTTGAGTTTCGGTAAGACCACTACACACTTCACGGGTCAATTCTGTTTTATATGATTCAACCAATGCTTTGTTCAATTGAACGCCACGATCAATTTCTTCATTGAGTTGACTTTCAAGTTCTTCAACTTTGGTTGCCAATTCTTCAATAACATCAACTTTTTCAGCTGGCACATCAATGTAATGATCTGCGAACAAATTGCGTAAACCTGCAATAAATTCTTCAGTCATTTCAGAACGCAGACCAGATTCAATAGCGATTTGATTTTCTTCCATCCATTGCTCAACAATGTATGATAGGTAATCATCAACTTTTTCTGTCAGGTCTTGTTTGATTGATTCAACAGCTTCTTCAAGCATACCTGCGTAACGAGATTCAGTTTCTTCTTCAATTTGAGAAACACGATCTAGAACACGAGCTTCAAAAATTGTGGCAACTTTGCCTTTAAATTCTTCTGAAATGGTAGAATCGTCAGCAAAGAGAGCGTCAACATCCTCTTTCATCTGTTCTTTCATTTTCATTTTCTTCATCATTGCTTTATCTTCAGACTCATCATCATGCATTTTTTCAGCAATGATTTCTTCTTCAGATTCAGTTTCTTCCATTTTAGCGGAAGCAGCTGAAGGCTTTGTTGTTGGCGCAGCGGCAGATTTAGCAGCTTTTGTTGCGTGTATTTTGTTGCTATCATCGTCTGGCTTAGAATTTTGTGGTGTTGGGCCACCCAACTCTACAACTTCGCCATCTAATTTTTGCATTGGATCGGCACCGGCTTTACTCTTGCTTCCTGCAAGAATTTCTGCGGCTGCCTCAAAAAGTTTATTTGATGCCATTAGGAATCTCCTTATGATTTTCTATTTATAAAATTAAAGTTTTCGTAGGTAATTTTCAAACAGGTTAAGTGCAACCCGTTCTATGTCTTTGCGAGATGCTTTTTGTATTTGTTTTTTTGCATTGTCAAAATCAACTTCCACAAAACGACCTTCAACAAAAAGCCACTCTTTATTCTCCATAATTCCATTAACAAAAGCACCTGGTGCCGAAGGATCGGCAACAATATCAGCTGCTGTTGCTAAACGAAAATCATCTTGAACTAAATTATAACCCTCTTTGGTCTGTACAAGAGAACCCATACCTCTTGATGATACACCAACATTTACACCAGAATCAATAAAGTTTTTGACTATGTTTCCATAAGGAGTTTCAAGAATCAAAGCTTTACCAACAAAACACTCACCATTATCTTCAAGTGACATGATTTTATGTGACACTCTTTCTAGATTAATAGATGGTGTATCAGGATGTCCCAACTCACCTAGAGCACGATTTGTTTTAATATATTCTTCAGTATAGCGATTAACTTCTTTACTTAAAGTATCTTTGCCATACATTCTATTATTTTTATTTGGCTTGTCATAAACAAGAAATGGACCTGTAACATACAGATTTTTTTTGCCTGACTCGGAGGCTTCAGTAATATATTGAACTTGCTCAATGGTTTCCGTAATTAGTTTCATAGTGTTTCGCCTGTGTAAGGATCTACATTATAGGTTGCTGTTTTTGAAACTTCCATAACAATAGAACCACCAGTCGTTATTGTGATAACGATGTTTGATGTGTCATTGTTTGCCGCAGAATAACCATAACTTTGAAAATCCATTTCACCAGAATTATGTAAAGCTAAAATGGTGTTACCATTACGGACAACAGAAATATTTCCGTTAGTTGACCATGTAACTTTTCTAATACTCGCAGCTGTAACCGTTTCTGTGTTTGGTTTAGCTCGCAAATTATTAAGTGTAATAGTAGCAGTGCCAGGATCAGCAACACGAATGATTGATGAACCTTTTACTGAGTTTATAACTTCTGAATTAAAAGCCATTTTACTTTATCCCCATGGATGCTCGGCGTCTTAAAGACATTTTTCTTTTGAGTAATGTTCTACGCAATTTAGATTTACCTTTTGTCTTCCAATACCTTTTTAATTTTCTAGACTTCTGTATTCTTTGAATTGCAGGTATACGAACAACTCTATTACCTGAAATTCTAAATCCTTTTATAGCCGACTTTCGTACATTCTTTTGAACAATTATACGGCCTTTTTTATTTCTACGAATTCTTCTACGAATCTTTTTAATTCTACCAATTTTTATTACATTGGGAGAAGCTTCTTCAATTGGTTCATCAGACTCTATGTATATATTACTACCAATAAACTGTTTTTCTTCTTCTAATTTTTCTTCAAAATGTTCATCAAGACGATTAAAAATTAACTGTTTAGCTTCAGTTAACCTGTTCGCAACAATTAATTCAACAAGATTCATTTTTCTATCTTTGAGGCAAATTCAATAGCTTTATATAATTCTTTT